ACGGTAAGTTGGTTCTGCATAGCCTCCATACGCTCCGTTGATTTCAGGGGCCAAATTGCGGCCCTAATCTTCGGCGCGTGTGCCTCCCATTCCACGCCATCTCCGTCAGGGTCGTCAATAGTCGCATCTTCCGTTGTGGGCCATGTCGGTTCAGTCGCTCCGCTTGTGCCTGCTCTGGTGGCCTTGTAATAGAAATTATTGTGGGTGTTAGGTTGTATAAGATCACCTAAAGCATACCCGGTGGCCGCTTCCCATTCATCATGATTTGTCCAATCAACCCACGTTGTCGTGAAATTGCCCATTCCGTCAGAAGTTTGGATTGGTTCCTGAAGGGTGATCACTCGTTTTAGGCTTCCGGCTTCCATGTGGGTATTTCCTTGGCAATTCTTTATTTGTTAACGCAGAGATGTATTGTTTTATTTTACGGTGACGCCAGTTTCGAAAATCTTTCTGTCAATTGTTTTCCCTGCATCATTCATGTAAATGACTTCACAAGGTTCGTTTATTTCGAATTTCCTCTCATCCTGCCCACCTACATCAAGGACCAAGAACCGGCACGGAGGATCATCACTTCCACCGGGGACTTTGTGCAATCCGACCCTTTGGCAATCATAAGTGTACTCATCTCTCGTTTCTCTTTTGATAATTCTTACAAACATAATTCTACCTCTCTTTCTTTTCTATCTCGCATCTCTGCGTTAACAACTTTCTTATTGACAAACGCTCCATTTTTTGCTATTAATGGAAGTGCTTAGTAACCCTGTTAGGTTTCGGCCTTGCAGCTCTGAAAAAGTCCCTTGCAGCCCTTTGACCACAAAGTAAAAAATGTTGTCGGGGGCTTTTTCATTTTTATCAATACCAAAGCCGATAGGGAGCAAGCAGGCAGTCAAACGCATCCAGAGTCGTCTTACTGATCCCTAAAAGGTTGATCTCCCTGTTTCGGTACATCTCTGCTACAAATAGCTTTATTGCAAGCAAGATTGTATCTGGAACGTCACTCCCTGCATCACCATAGCCCGTTACAAACGTTACGCATATGGGGTTCTGAACGGCCAGAGTAATCGAAGGGAAACTTTCCCCGTATTTTAAACAGACCCGACCCGGATCAGAATCCGTGTCAACCGTGAATTCGTCGTCTTCATCGAAATCCGTGTATTCCGTATCATCTGACCCCGTGTATGTGATGCTCGTCACCGATTGCAGCTTTCCGTATGGGATTATGATTTCACCGTTGCTAGGCCAATCCTGCAACCACATTTTCCATGTCTGGCTAATAAGTTTGCGCCATGTGATGTCTTCAACATGAATACGGGCCACCTTTTGCAAACTGGTGATATAGGTGTCGTCATCGGTGAATGAATCATCGACGTTCAGGTGTTTCTTAAGCCCATCCGATCCGGTCAAAAGCACGGGCTCAGCAGCCGGAGGTGTTACAATCGTTGTTATCATCATAATACCTTATGTAAAAGTGGGGAGCCTTGGGAAATCCGACCGGGAGATATCGGACTTATCAGGTGGGGGGACCCTATCCCAAGGCCGGGGGAAACCCTACTGGTCCAATTCCTCCCACATAAAACCGAACTGAGCCCCACTCGCGCCTGCCGCAGTGGTCGTGTCCGTTACCAAGGCCCTGCCTGGATCAAGAATAATGCTACCACCAAGATCCACCACATGAGGGACTTCAACAAACGTTGTGGTGGCGTTGTCGGCATGTTGGGTGATAATTTTTACAATCACCGGGGCGGTAATGGTCGCGCCTTCATCCGTATAGCATACCGAAGTGGCATAGCCTTCGCGGGTGCAATGGATAGGCGCATTGACATCGTCTGCAAACCCGGTATCATCCGTAACGGCTAGGGCCAAAATAAGCCCAGCGGCAGCAGCCGTAATAAAAGCATAGGAAAACTCATGGACAATAACTATTTTCCCACTACCGGACGGATTGCAAAGACCGAGACCGACAAATGTGGTGTTCAAGGTCGTGCTTGTAGTGACCATGTTGATATTGGCTGCAAAAAACAACCGACCCGCCATAGCAGCCTCAGCATATTTTCCGCCGTAGGCATGGGTTACAAGACTCCCCTGCTCATTAAGACGCAAAGGGCCGCTTGAACCGCTTGACAGGGATTGCGCTCCTACTTTTCCATACATAGCAATTCTCCTTTATACGGCTCTAAGGGCCGCTATTAATCTCAAGTCCTGTTCCCACGTCCCATCATAATAGACGTATTCCTCACCTGTATCTATGGCATGGAAAGTAGAACCCTCAGGAACATCGGTTGATGGTTTAGTGTCAGTCGAAAGACCATGCCAGCGCTTTATAGTGGTGACAAATTTTACTGTCATGATGTCACCCCCTTACAGAGCCGCTTCTGCATAGGCTCCAACAGACAATGGGATGTAAAAAAGATGTCCGGTTGCAGAGATCGTTGCGGCTTGTGTAGCATCCGATGCTTGCATACCGATAACACCTACCGTATTCGCCCCGGCAGCAGTCTCTCCGCCTACGATCCCTTTCATATAGCCAACGGTTGCATCACTGAGGCCAGCACTATCAGAAATTATTGCTTGTGTAGCCACCACTCCGCCGATATATGCGATACGCCCATGCGCTCCAAGTGACGCGATGCTATCACATTTGGCACACATTAGATTCAAAGCGATGACCGGGGTTGTGAATGTGACATAAAATGCAACTTGGGTTGCATTGACATCAGCGGCAGCAGTCAGTTCCACAAAAAGCTGCATAATTCCGATTCGTCCGTGAATGTTGAACAGGGTTGTATTGGTTCCACCTGTCGTGAAATTTGCCGCTACTAAAACGGCATCAGTTGTCTTTACATGCATACCCGTAATCAGGTCTGCGATTCTTGCCCTTGTACTCGGTGCGTAATTTCCAGCGCCCATTTGTCAGGCTCCTTTCATGTTTAAAGAGTTTAGAGTGGCTATATTCCAAGCCACTCATAAATGTTATGCCAAGCAAGTCGGGATTCTGTTTCCAGGATACCGAGGATGCAAAATGGCAAATCCAGTCACGTTTCCGGTTGCACCCGTTGACGGGTCGGTATGGTTCACGGTCATCCATTCCTCATTGTTCGCCGTGTCCATTGCGGAAGCCGAAACTTCAATCACCAACATACGGTCAGTGTAGGTTCCGTGAGTGACGGTCACATATGGAGCAGCGGTTGTGACTACACCCCATGCGGCGAGAACATCGCAAGAAGTAGCACTCCCAGCAGTGGCAGTCCCGGTATCGGCCCCGCTAAAGGCATAATTGAATATCAGGGCAGAAGACAAAGCCGCTGCCGTAGTTCCAGAATACACGTAGCAAAGCGTAGAAGCGCCGCCAAGGGTATTGTACTGAAGAATGATGGTAGCGTGATGATAGCCCTTCATGTTCCAGCTATCGCTCGGCTGAACCGTGTCATGAGTGCTCAAATCATACTCATGGTAGATGGGGACAATTTTGTATTTTTCTGCTAAAAACATTGTTAATACCTCCATTTTTAAACCGGGGGATTAACCCCCGGAATTAATTGTTATCTGGACTCCATGACGATGAAATGAGATTGGGTATTGGAACTCTTGTATGGAGTCAACGCCGAAGCTCTCCAAGGCTGGCCGTCCATCCGAAGTACCCACCTCAGCACACCTTCGTCGTACATGAACCGCACATGAATACTCATGTCTTGCCGCAATCCACCTTTGGTAGCCATGATGTAACCATCCTTAAAATTGGCAAGGATGAGATCACCCGAGTCACCCAAGGTCGGGCACTGTTCAATGGCATACGCTGGCAAACCCATGATCTGGGCATACGGTTTTCCACTCAGACCCCCGGGGGGCAGGTAGACCGGGATACCGCCTGTTCCCACTGCAAGGCTCATAGTAAACAGTTGCGGTTCAATATCCTGGTTGTAATACCAGGCGTAATTTCCAGTCTGTGATGCAAACCGTCGTGAGTACATATTGACGATATTTTCAGCAACAATGGAATCAGCCGCTTGCCCTGCTTCGGCGCTAACGGACACAAGGCACCCAGCATTCATGACACCAAGTGCCATTCCTGCACCGGTCCCATTTATGATATCATCCTGAACCTGGAAGTCGAAAGCAGACCGGAAAGCAGAACTTACCCGCGATTCCATTGCCGGAGCGTCCATCATAAGCTCATCGGTCAGATAGCAAGCACCAATGGTCTTTTTGAGAGATAATTCAACGCGCCTGAATTTCGGTTTACTCGCCGTTTTCAGTTCAGCCTCATCAGCATGATAGACGATAATACCGCCAGCGATGCTTGACGCTCTCGATGTCTCATCAAAGCCGTTGATAACGATCCCGTTTGAATTCCCAGAAATTGGGATCGTTTCACACTGTCCAGCAATCAAGCTGTTATCGAAAAGGTCTTCATACAGCCGGGTCGCGAAATCCGTCTGGATCAAGAACCCGCCTTCACTTGGAACCGTTTCATTCATACCAGAAGCCGCATTGTAAAGCCGTGGGTCAACATACCCATTAGGGGAACCAGCTTTGATGATTGATGCAAGCTGTTCACCCAAAGTCGTGAACTTATCCCTGTCTCGGCCCTTTTTTTCACCTTCCATCTTTACATCAGAAGGAACCGTCATCCTCTCTTGGGGTTTCTCAAGAGATGCAGAAACTTTTTCCTGACGCTCCATAAGTTTGACAATGTTTTGTAGCTCTTCAACCCGGTCGAGGATTTGGTCTTTCATTGATCTTTCTTCAGGA